CACCAAATCACCCAATGTCAACATACAGACGAACTCCTCGACTGATGCTTCCCCTTGCCCATTGAGTCTGAAGCATGCAAATCCCAATTCCCCCGATTTGGCTGTGCGTGCTTTGATTTGGCGAAGTGTGCCTTTTATGTCAAGTGAGTTACGCGCCTTTACCTCAATGTCGAACGGAACATTAAGGCAATCTTTGCCTTGACCTCTTCCTACGCTTGCGCTTGGCCACCATTGCTGCAAATATGATGCTACCAAACGCTCAGTGGCGTAGCCACGATGCTTACGGCTCTGTTGGCTCATCAGGCTCTCTAGTTACAGTCAATGCAATATGGCTTACTGCATGACATCTTAGACAAGTGATAAATACCTCATCATTAATCGCTGGAGTAATAGCCAGAGGTTCATTGCATAAATCGCAATAGATAACAATATCCTGCGGTTCTTCGAACTCTCCGCCCAGGATGGTGGCTGTGCCATTGTTAAATGTTACCAGTTCACCCATGTTAGGCCCTAACCTTCTGTGCAACCCACTGCCCATTGGCGTTGAGTTCTAGCCAAATTCGCTCTGGGTCGCATGGCTTCTGTTGACCTACTTGATAATTGCTTGCCTTATAACAGCAATCCCATGCAGCCCATTGCTTGCCATTCTTGCCTGTGCCTGTGCGTAAGATTCTCTGTTTACCACATGCGCAAGTAGGGATATCTTTGTCAGTTGTGCCACCTATAATGTCTTTCACGGTATTGACTGCTTCTTCTGAAGTTATTGGCATTGCAACAGTCTTAATAGTCCAAGGGTCATCTTCTTTCATGACAGGGATATATTTTTCGGGTTTAGGTTCTGCGAGTTTGGTTCTTGCCATGTCTTGAACTGTTGGTTTGTGTGTTGTTTCGAGGATAAGTGATAATGCTCTGCCAATCGCTGACGTGACAGTATCTTCAACGTAAAACTTACGCATCGAAGCATTAAACGTACTTGCGTCTCCAAAAGCGTAATCGACAGCAGCAGGAAGCGTATCTTCATGCTCGCGGTAAATCTGGGCTGATATAAGGACATGACCTTTCTCAGCATTAAATTGAATGACATCTGTAACTATCCTTCCGACTGGGAACGCCACCTGAAAGCGGCGAATCCTGCTGTTGACATCCTCGTACGAACTCAAATCAAACATATAGTTCATCCTCTTCTGTTGCGAGTTCCAGGGCCATGCTCAAATAAGCAATGGCGTCTTGATAGGAGTCAACGTGTTTTGGTGACTCTTGGATTCGGCTGAGTTTGACTTCGACCATTGCAAGACAAGCCTCATAGTCTGTGACTGGGTAACTAAATAGACAGGTAAGCCTTGCAGCGATGCGACCTTGATTGATTTTCGCGTGACCGTAGATTTTAGAACGACTTTGCATAATGTCGATTGCATTGATAAGTGCCTCGGTTGCTTTCATTTATTCCTTCCAGAATTCTTGTCGTGAAACTGCACGACCTCGTAAATAGCCGTCACGATGACCTTGCTCTTTGCCAATAGTAATGCCCATGTAATAGCCGATAGTTGTGAATAAGATTCCAAATGCGAAACACCAGAATAATGACATTAGTTGCTCCAACACATTGATTGATAGTCAGTAATTAAGCACCATTGGCCCAAGGCGTCATCAAAGATGACTTCATAACTGTTGCCGAAGTCCTGAAGGATTGTGCGTGCAGCCATGAGGGTTGCATAGTTATCGAACCAGTAGATGTAATCCAAGTCGTAATTGACTGGACCTTCGAAACGTCCGTCCTGCGCTTCCCAGTTATTGCCTTTGAACTGCATCGAGGTTTCGTTTAGATTCTCGAAATCCTCTGCCATGTCCATATAAACTGCTTTCATTGCGCCCATCTTTTGCCCCTTTTCCCAATTCGTTCGATTGGTTATGGCATTAGTGTTGCATAGGATTATCTGGAGTCAAGCATATTTTGATAACGAAATGGTAACAATTCTGCATCGTCCATTTGAACGTCAATATCCCTACGTACAGGGAAAATATCGTTAGCGAGGCCGCCCATATCGCTTACCGTGTACTAGGAATGTTCCGTCTTTTTCAACATAAATGAGGTCAACCTGGACATTTTTTCCTACTTCTGTAACGATGGCGAAGGCCTGCTGCCAATTGGGCATAGAAACGTATTTAGCGGCCTTTACGTTCATTGCATGTCCTACCTCAACTCCATGCAGTACGCGCCTCACAGAGCCATTGTAGGCCTCAGAAACGGCACTCCTACCAGCACGATGAGTATGCCCCATAATGGTTGATACGCCTGCCTTCTTGGCCTGGTTCAATGCGCTCATTCCAGGGTTAGGATTAAGCCCACCTAAATCCCCATGAACTGCAATCCAGCCTTTAGCAATGGGGTAAGCCTCTTTGTGAAATTGAATACCTAGTTCATCGAGTTTCATGAACTTCTCAAACCTAAGTTCTGGAAGGGATAAGAAGGCTGGAATCTTCTTCATAATGACGTTATAAAGGCGGTCAGTATGGTTTGACCTAATGGCGTGCGCTTCCTTGGCGTATTGAGTCAATCGCCATAACACGTCAACTGTGTGGTCACGGTCATCGGCTAGTGTCTGTTCGTACCAGCCTGGAGTGTTCTCTGTCCAACGGCTTATTTGTGGGAGGTCAATCTCATCTCCAATAGTAACGACAGAATCATGCTTAAACGCTTTTGCAAATAATTCAAAGTTTCGTACAACATGTGCATCCTCATAGGGACACTGAAGGTCGGGCCAAACGATAGTACGTTTCATTCATCCTCATCGTCATCCTCGTAATCGCCGAATTTTTCGGGTTCGATTGGGGTAGGCAAAATCCAAGCAGGATAGGCTTGCGGTTCTGTAATCATAAATAACACAACAGACTCAGGAAAGCCTGCTTTTTTTAATGATTTGTAATATTCATGAAGCCCAATGCAGAAAGCATCAAGTTTTGAATAGCCCTGTTCTTCTAGTGCCTTGGTTTCTTTTCTTGCCATAAGAGAATTGTTACCTCTCTAGGATACGAATTATTGTTTCAACACGCGCTTCCAATGCAGTAATCTGGTCACGCATGGATGAACCACCGTTAGTCTTTAATTCGTTTAGGTAATGCTTTACTAACCATTTTACCGCACCAATAAATGAACCAATAACGGTCAGCGCAGCAACTACAACACCCATCCAATCTGTTGGACTCATGAGATTTGGTCATCGGATGGGTCTAGGTACTTGACGATTGGAGCAACTAAAGCGGATGCAAGAACTGCATATTCAGGACGAATATCAGCAACTAGCGCAAGGCCTAAAGTAATTGCTGAAACTGCAACAGCCTTTAGGTAGGACTTGATTGCGTTCTTTGTGTTTTTATTCATTTCCATTTCCTATTCCTAACATTGGGATATCGAACCACGAACCGTTCTCATCGCCCTTTTTAGTAAAACTGATATGGATATGTGCATGGTGGCTATTAATGCCAGAATAAGTTCTCCAACGCCAAAACGATTTAGCACTGGCAATCTTTCCTGCGAAAATGACATAGGAGATTCGCTTATCGCCTGCTTTGGCACACTCGCGTATTTGGTCGGCAAGATAAGCACCTGTGCTGGGGCGTGAGTCGAAGTCCTTATCCACATCAATAGCCCTGACGATTCCGTTAGCCTTATCGGGATTGTGGTCACTCTTACGATTGGAGTGTGCGGCATCGCCTATCCAACCATCGGACTTTCTATCGCGGTCAGGGAATGAATCATCAATCTGCTCACGAAGTTGTTGCCCTGCTTTACAGAGTAGAGGCTTCATTACGAGCAATCATTTCATCATAAGCAGACTTTAAGCCTGACCAAGTAGAACCATCTTCATTTTCAACAATGACACATTCAACGCCGTCTATATTTAAATAGTTTTTAATCATAATTCACATCCTGTAAAGAAAATAGTTCCACCATTATTATAGAATATTGTTGCCTGACCAGCAGTAAAGGCTGCTCCAGCAGTTATTTCAAGACTTGCTGCTGTTAAACCCGCATTATTAAATGTAATAGCGGTTGCAAAAGTAAAACCTGCCGCATTATTTCTTAACGCAAAACTTCCTACGGCGGATACAGTCACCCCAGTTGGCGGAACTCTTGGTGCGACCAAGTAAGGAATTTGGACTAATGCCTTTGTTGTTGTAAAGGCTTGTGCTGGCGCGAAATCTGAACCACTAGAAGTATAAGCAGGTAAATACCTTTGGCAAGCGGCTAATTCTCCTTGAATTGTTCCACCTGCACGGCTAAAGGTTGTGGCAGTTGAGCCTAGTTCTAGTTGAACGCCAGTCACCTCAAAGTAGTCTGCTGCACCAGCAGTTCCCACTGGAGTAAAATAAAAGTAAAATCCTAATTGCGTTGCTGTAGCACTAACAGTTCCAGTAAAGGTAAAGCGTTGCCAAGTTGTTGTTAGCGTAGCACTTATTGCACTTACTAAAGAACTTCCAGTTAAACCACTATTAACATTTTGGTCTGTTCCAGTTCCAGAAAGCAATTCACCTAGAAGTAAACTTGATGCAGCAGAATAATTTGCACCTTTTCTAGCCCAAAAACTTAAAGTAACTTTTTGACCAGCAAATCTAGTCGAATTAACACTTTCTAGGGATTGACTTAAATAAATATTTCCTGTATTTGTTTGACCTGAGTTTCTAGCCACTCTTGCACAGTATTGAATTGTTGGCAGATTAGTTGTATCGCTTGTTGTTTGACGAGATACAGTTGTAGCAGGGGCAGTTGCACCGATTAAGGTAGTCCATCTATCTGCTGTATAAGTTTGTGTTGGAGATGCAAAAGTTGTTCCTCTTTGCCATATATCCATTCCGCCATTTATGACTGCGTTCTTACCAGCAGCAGTAACTACGGATTGACCAAGCAGGTTTAACGTGCCGTTAGTATCGTTTACATCGCTAGCAGAATAGACATCTCCATTCGCATAGGTCGTTTTTAGTGGGAATCCAACAGCCATTAGCACACCTCTTTCATAGGGTCAATTCTAGTACATAACATCGAGTAAAGGCTCCTGCGTGGTCAAAACTGTTACCCATGTGTTTGGGGTGATGTCGTGGGCTACTCCTTGACATTGCAAGGTCTTGACAATGGTTGAACCACCTTGTCCATCATTGGTGATTTCCATTGTGTCAAAGTAATCTAAGTCAAGCGCTGCTGTAACTCCAGGGCCATAGCCTAAAGTAACTAGGTCCAGGGTAATAGAATCAATGCGGATTGTTGTTTCTTTGCGCGTAGTCACATAGGCCGTTGCCAGCGCTAAAGCGTTTGCGTCTGTTTGCATCAGCATATCTGGAGCAGTAATAGCGTGTGT